CTCGGGATAATAGAACAACACCTTACTGCACAAAAATAACAGAACTAACTAAACACGGGGTTAGTATGAAAGAACTTAAAAACATTATAGCAGAATACTCAGATAAGAATACATTTAAATCAGGCAGAGCATTTACACCACACATAAATTGTAGGCATACATTCGTGAGGGTTGTCTAATGGAGATAAGATTTGAAATAGAAAAAAGTCAAATAGAGAAACTTGACAAAGAAGTCCAAAAAGTATTAAGAGACGTCACAGATAAAATATTCCAATACTCACAGGAAGAACTTGTTAAATCAAAAACAATAGACGGAAGAATGAGAGCAACGACAGACGAAGGACAATTATTAGGAAGTGGGAAAGTATATCATAGTAATAAAATTCATAAGATAGTTTATGACGCACCACATTCAGAAGCAGTTGAATATGGTGCAAGAGCGCACTGGATGCCTATTGCTCCATTAAAGAGATGGGCAAAAAGAAAATTAAGAAATGAAGGCGCAGCATATCCAATCCAAAAGAAAATAGCAAAAGAAGGAACTCCTCCACAGCCATTTTTAAGACCAGCTATGGACAGGGTTAAAAATGAGGGGATTAAATGAAATGGATACAAAAATCAGAAGTAAAAATTATTGATTCAAAGTCCCGAATATTTGAAAGTTGGGGAACAGTAGATATTGTTGACAAACAAATGGAAAGAATACCAATAGAAGAATTTGAAAAGATTTTAAAAAATATGATGTTAAGAAAACCACAGATACATTTAGAGCATTCAAATAAACCTATTGCAGATATTTTAGATTTATCTATTGATAAAACAGAAGACGGGAATTATGGAGTTTATGTAGTTTCTAAGATGTTTGATATTTATGAGTCAGACCGACAGATTTGGGAAGACTTACAAAAAGGAATATACACTGGTTTAAGTTTTGGTGGAAAAGCAGAAAACAGTGAAGTTGAATTTGAGGATGACGGAACAATAAAATCTCATATATTAAAAAATATAGAAGGTTTTGAATTTTCACTTGTAAAAAGTCCAGCAAATCAAAAATCAATGATTACAGCAGTTAGTATTGCAAAGTCCAATAAGGAGACATTAAACGAACCTAAGGACAAAATAAAAGAAGACAGAGGTGTCAAAATGGAGAAAGAAGATATAAACATAGTGAAAGATTTCACTATTATTGGCTTAGCTACAATGATAAAAAAAATTGACGATAGATTAGTCAATCTTGAAAATATCAAAAAGGAAGAGCCAAAAGAAGAAAAGAAACCTGAGGAAGACAAACCTAAGGAAGAAAAGAAAGAAGAAAAGAAACCTGAGGAAGACAAACCTAAGGAAGACGAAGAAAAGAAAAAAGAAGAACCAAAGGAAAAGAAACCTGAGGAAGAAAAGAAAGAAGAAGACAAACCAAAAGAAGAAGACAAACCTGTAGAAAAAACAGTAGTTAATGCAGGAAGACCTATTAAAAAAGGAATGACAACAGGCAAATCCATAAGGGGTTTGAGCTATAGAGACATAGCAAAAATGAGAATAAACGGAGAGAGAAGGTGATTGAGATGGTAAATTCACATATAGATAGTATTTGGGATTTAATGCAAGTAAGTTATGGAAAAAGAGGGGTTGATATAGATATTACAAAATCAGATGACCCAATTTTATCTACAACAACTGGAGTTTATAATGCAATTTATGGACCTAAAGTTTTTATGCAGATTATGTTGGAAGATAAATTAACAGGATTACTACCAAAAACAGTATATAAGCAATCTGGATGGAGAGTAATAACAGCAGCACCAACTGCAAGTGCAAGAGTTGATGAAAACGGCGCATTGCCAGAAACAGACAAATTTGATTATCATGAATTATCTGTTAAACCTGCACACCACGTTACTTTTTGGGAAGATTCACATATACAAGAATTGTTAGCAAGAGGAGACGATGATACAATCGGTGCAATAGCAGATTTACAAGCAGATTATGCAATGCAGCATAGAGATTTAATGCAGCAATATCTTTTAGCAGATGCAAATACAGTAATAACAACTGGATTGGATTCTATTGACAGAATTGTAAATAGTTTATCTGAAGAATTAGGTTGTTTAGATGCTGGAGATGCAGATATTTGGGGTATTGATAGAAGTGATGCAAGTTATTCATGGGCAGATGCTCAAATAGACCACAACAGTGGTTCAGACAGAAATTTAACAATTACTTTGATAAAGAAATTAATTGTTAGCACAATAGACGCAGGCGCAAACCCAGAAGGTCAAGTTTGGGTAACTGGGAATGATACAGTAAATGCTATTGAATCATTATTCCAAGACCAACAAAGATATATGGGAACTGCAAATGTAACTGCAACAGTAAATGGAATAACAACAAAGAAAGGAGAAGAAGCAGGTTTTACAGTTTCTACATTATTTAAGAGACCTTTAATTGGATTAAAGAGTAATCACGTAACAGATAATGGAAACTCAGACAGTATTTCAAAACTATATCTTTTAGATATATCAGACCCAAAAGGTTCAGGTATGCCAAGATTAAGTTTAGATATTGCAGAACCAACACAATACTTTGAAGCAGGAATGAAGAACGGCACAGTAATTGAGATTGATAAAATCGCAAATCAAGCAGCATTAATAACATCAGGACAAATAAGATGCAGAATGATTGCCTGTCAAGGTAAGTTAAGAGATTTACAATTTTAAGGAGGGGATTTAGATGGCACACGAAGGATTAAGAAGTACAGTTGAAAATCCTGCCGCTCCACCCTACAGACACGGGCCTTTTGTTTGGAGTGAAATTTTTACATTCGAACAGGACGTTACTGTAGAAGGGGATTTTACTGTAACAGGTGATTTCAATTTTGGGGATGCAGGTGCAGACAACTTTACAATAAATGATAACGGAACATTTCAATTTGAAGGAGTAGCAGGAACTTTAGATGGTGCAACATTAAATTGTGATAGTTCAGGAGATTTTTTATTTACAGTAACTGCAGGAAAATTAACAATAAATACAAGTGATAACTCAATTTTAATGACAGGAGAAACATTAACAGTAGCAAATATCACAGGAGTAACTGCATTAACAGGAACAACTGTAAATGCAACCAATTTTAATGCAAATGATACAACATCATGTTTTTCAATAGCAGACTCAACAGGAGAATTAACAATTTCTGCATTTACTCTTGTACAGCAATACCAGACAGAAAACGATAAGGTTCTTGAAGTTACAGGTGGAGCAACAGATTTAACTCATGGTGTAAGACAAGGAACTTTAGCAGTTTCATTAACAAGGTCAGATTCTTATAATATGACTGGAACAGATGGAAACCCAGACTGCGCATTTAAATTAAGTGCAAAGAATGAATCTGTAAGTGGAGCAAATGTTAATGTTAGAGGTATGGATTTAAGTGCAAAAAACGATGATAGTGGAACAGCAGGATGGTTGAATGCTGGTTTTTTAACAGTTGAAAATGATGGTGCAAGTATAGTAAGTGCATCTGTTTTGGAATTAAATGTTAAAAACTTAGCAACTTGTTCAGGCGATTTGGTTGGATTAAGAATTAATGACTCATCAACTGTTGCAGCAACAGGAGATTTCTATGGATTAAAATTCACTGGAACATATAATATAGCAAGAGAATATGGGATACATATAAATAGCACATTAGGTTCTTGGACAAATGCAATTAGTTTAGCAGGAACTGTTACGAATGTATTGGATTTTGCTGATGTTGATGGAACTAATGGTCTTACAGTTGGGACATATGTTTCTGCAGATGCAAATCCAACAGGATATATAACAATAGATGGAAATGGAACTCCTGAATATATCTATGTATATGCAAATCCAGTATCATTTAGTTAAATCGGGAATTAATTCCTTCCCTTTTTTATTTTTTTAGGAATTTAAAAAAAAACAATAGAGGTGTATGATAAATGGAGATAGATTTTAAACAAACATTAAAGAATTTGGATGAAAGTATATCTAAAGACGAAAAAGGAGAAATAGTTACTCTTAAAAAACTGTGTATTAATGCATTATTTGCATCAATTCCAAACGAAAAGATAGATGGAATTAAAAAAATGGAAAGGTATGACTTAGGAATGAAAATAAAAAATGATAAAAAGGAATTCAAAATAGAAGAAATAGCATTAATAAAAAAACTTGTAGGACAAGTATATGGAACATTCGCAGTAGGTCAAATATATAATATGTTAGAAGGTGATAAGGATGGGAAAACTGGAAAAAACTGAAACAGGATATAAATTTACTGGTGGTTTTTCAACAAAAAACAGAGAACAAATGTTAGAAGTAGCAACATTAATAAAAGATAAATATAGAAATAAAGGAATTGCATATAAAGGAGATATAAAAGAAAAGATAGACCAAAAGGAAGAACCAAAAGAAGAAATTGAAGTAAAAGAAATACCAGATAAATCTTGGTTAAACAAGGATATTGAAGATTGGTTAAATACAAGATTAGAAGATACAAACGAAGTAGTAAAACACGGTTTAAAGAAAAGTGAATTATTAGAAATGGTGGAGGAGATTTAAATGGCATTTTCGGTATTATTACATGAAGACGAAGAAGATACATTTGAAACGACATTTGCAGCTTCTTTAAATGGCGCTTCAATAACAAATATCTATGGAATGACAATGAAATGGATAGGGAGCAGAATAAAAGCAGTAGTAACTTATGATTAGGTGAGGAGATGACAGTATATTATTGCACATCAGATAATGTAGCAGCATTCCTCCAGTTGAAACCTTTCTCAGCAGATACAAAACCAACAAAAGAACAGGTTGAAGATATTATTAATATGGGAGAGGATGAGATTGATATAGAAACAAACCATGCATGGAGAGAAAAAACAATAACAGAAGAATATGTAGATTTTAGCACTCCAAGATATACATGGGGCGCAGGAAGACCTATATTTCTTCAACATAGGCATTTAAGAGATTTTGATACAGACGAAGGAGATAAAATAGAAGTATGGCAAGGCGGAGAATATGTTGATTATGTATCAACAAAAACAGAAGGGCGCGGAAATGATTACTGGTTAAATAATAGTAAAGGAATTTTATACATTTATAAATGGTATTCATTATATCCAGACGAAATGAGACTAACATATAGATATGGGGAAACCACAGTCCCAGCAGATATAAAAAAATGTGCAGTATTAAAGGCTGCAAGATTAATATTAATGAATGAAGATTATTCAAAAATAATGGTAGATGGAGAAACAAATGATATAAATTATACAGACCGAGTAAATATATGGAATAAGGATATTAATAGAATAATAAGAAGAAGGACAGAGATAAGACCATTATAAAAAAGGTGAGATTGGAATGGTTTATCAAGATGACGCAGCATTCATAAGAGATATGCTAAAAGATAATTGGATTAATGCTAATACAGATGAGGTTAAACCAGAAATTATAAAAATAATAGATACAAAAAGACAACGTTTCGCACAAGATAATGACACTATCGCAATCTATAATGTTAATACTAATTTTAAAGACGAAGGAATGGGAGACAAATATAGATTTAAAACATATAGAACATCAACAGATATTTATACTGTTTCTTCAAGCGCAAGACTTTATAAAATAGTAAAAGAAGTTATTAGGATATTTAATACTTATTCTGTCATAAAAGGAACTTTTACTTTAAATAGCAATACATATTCTTATGATGGAATATTAAAAGTTGATAATATAAAAGAACATTCAAATAAATCTGTCGGATTATTCAGGCAGACTATTGATACAATAATAGAAGACGATGATTTAAAAGGGTGATTAAATGAAAAAAGTAGAATATAAAAGAAAAAAGGACGTTGAGCTGTTTAAGTATAATATTAAATTTAATAAAGATAATAACTGGACAGTAGAAGTAGAAGATAAATATATGGACAAAGTCTTATTAAATCCAGATTTTGTAATTGTAGGTAGTGAAAAAACCAAAAAAGAAAGAAAAAGTGTCTCAAAGGCACTAAAAGGAGGAGATTAAGTGACAGAATTATATCACGGGAGAGAAGTTTCAATTCTATTCTCAGAAGAAGAAGCAATAGGAACACCAATTACACCTGCAAGAGACTTAATGTTTAATGCAAGTGCAAGTGCTTCAGATACAAAAAATATTCAAAAGAAACATGGAATGGGAACAGGAGCACCAAAACTCGCAGAAGGAAAGTATGGAGTATCTGGCAGTATAAGTGGAAGTTTACAACACGCAGAAATATTG